GTACGCGGCAAGCGTGTGGGTGGCTTTACGGCACGAATGCCGGTTGACCGTAAGTGTTTAAAGGCCCCAGTCAGACAAAGTCTGCAGCAAGGACCTCCATCAACGGCCCCGACATGTCGTCACCGTCGCCGAGTACCACATCTTCAAAGAAAGAAAGAACCTCAGAACCACAAAATCCATACCGATGGTAGCAAAAGGCGTTAAAGTGGAAGTCGCTGATCAAGACAGAATCTCTCACGTACAACTTCTCCTTAATATTAGCCAGCGTAACGCCAGCCTCCAATGCTCCTCGGCCTAGGACCAGGTCCTCAGGAAGGCGCTTTCTTTCGAGCCGCACCACTTCCCATTCCTTCTGAAAGCGAGCAAGGAACAGGTCGCGGATGGCAGGAAAATAACGAAACTCGTATCCGTAACTGACCGCTTTTCCGGCCCAATACATAGCATCACTGACGGCTTGATTGGCGTTAGCGCGCATGTTGAAACGTCCCAAAGCCTTGCCCAGCAACGGGACCGTGAGGTGCCGATCGTCAACTGGGACAAGCAACTTGGAAAGGAACGTCGCATCAAGGAGACCACGGCGTCGAAACACCGTGGCCACCATACGCGCCTCGTCAGCAATACTCTCGTACGTACGCCGGAGATAGGAACGGTCGGTGTCAATGACGCCTAACATGTCGTCGCCAAGCAACAACACGCGGGCGCCTTTGGCACTAACGGAACGACAAAAAGCAAAACAAATGACCGAATTCCAGAAGGTGTTGCGGAAAGTGGTATCGGTCACGCCGGTAGCAAGCTGGTTCTCCAACCGAGCATGCACACCTTGGGTGCGGTTGTCAACGCGGAACTGATTCGTCTTTGCATGCAAACGAACGAACCACTCCGGACACCCAAGCCGGCGCATAAGCATCAGCTCCAACATTGCGACGTCAGAACACTGTCGCATGTCGTTGGCGCTGAAATCACTCTCCATCACCACCCCGGGGGTATTTTCAACAAAGGGAAGGAACTCATGAGGCTGTTTCTTGTAAGCAACCTTAAAGCAGAT